AGGTCCTCAAATATTTGTTGAACACGTGGGTTAGATTGTTGTTTTGCCATTTTATTAATCCTTTAAATAGCGAGTTGTTGATAAGGTCTTGTTGTATTGTAATAAATCGTTGCACCGTTCTCGTTATCTTCTGAGACTGTGATTTCAATATTACGATCGGGATATCGAGTAGCGATTTGCTCATAGAGGTCATCACTAATCATTTCACACGACTTGTAATTCAATTCAAGTGTTCCGCCTTTATAGAGATTCTCTAACCAGCGTTTAAATTGAATAAACTCAATATCCCTGTCGTTGTGAAATACTTCAATCGCCACATTAAAGTGAAAGATGTGACGATGTGGGGTTCCTAAAAAGCTAACATCATACTCATCACCTGTTGCAAGTAATGGATCTGTTGCCGCTGCCGGGTACATATGAATACCCTCTTTTTGAAATGTTACGAAAATCATACGTTTGGCATGATGTTTAATTTCATTACGTTTCATTTGTAATGCCTGTTCTCTTTGTTCCATTAATAATTCCTGTTAAGTGTTGCCCATGTCAACCACTGATGAAATGCATTATACACTATTTCTGCTTCTTTGTCATCCTGATTTACCCTTTTACCACGTACATAAAATCCATCTTTAGCTACACGCAACATTTCAGATGCGGTAGTATTGAATGTGATATTATTACCTTCAGTCTCACTAGTTACTAATGGATTAATGGTCATCGTTTAAGGCCACTGAGTTATGATCATTGTCCCATTGGGCCCGAATCATCATTCTAAGTTCTTTGTTATATTTGTCTTTGGTTTCTTTAAGCTTGTTGAGTTTATCACTAGTAGTATCACCATTCTTTTCTAATTGAAAGATTTGATTATCTAATAGTCTTACTGATTCTTCTAGTGTTTTAATACGATTTTTATATGGCATATTATTCTCCTAATATTTCACTCATAGCATCATCGCTATCCTCTATTACTTCTTCAAACTCTGACTCACTCTTTACTTCAAATAGTTCTTCAAACTTGCTCAATGCATTAACAGTTTTCTTACCACTAATACCTTGACTACCGGATTGAAATTGCATCCACAATCTACTGTTTGCATCAATCAATGCAATAGCTTCCTGTTTTGTTTTCTTGCTAAAGATTTCATCAATTACATCTTTAAACAAGATACGCTCAAACCGTTCATTCATCAACATCTTAGGAACAATACCTTTTTCATATTGACGATTAGCTTCTTGTACTGCATTCATATGCATCCAAACATTATGACTTTGAATTAATGTATAACTCAATGTGTCCCAGCTTGTCTTAGTTTCTTTACCGTGTTGACCTAAAAAACCTTGACCACGATAGCACATATCCTTAAGCACTAGTTTATCAGTTACTGGACTATCTGTAAAGACTTTATGGATGCCTTCAGCAATTACTGCATCTCTAAATTTACGTGTATCATTAGCATATTCTTTCTTTTCGGCAGTCTTTTCCATACTGTATGACCATTTCTTATTATGCTCAATATTAGTATTAAAATAAGATAGACCCTTAGCCGCACTATAGAATGGGCTTGCACAGTCAAATGTAATTTGAAGTTTTGGGTTATGATACTTACGGATAGCACGTTGAATATCAGTAAACAATACTGCATATTCTAAGATACTTGTACCTAAACAGTGAATTAAATCGTGCTTATCTTCTTGTAATAACCCATCGTGAATAATATCAATCATTCTAGTTAACATCAAGTGTACGTCAATTTTATTTTGTCCCCCGAATGCCCATCCATTAAAATGATTGTCTGGATAAATATTTGGATCACAATACTTTTTCATTTCTGCATACCAATCATCTGACTGTGTATGTGTACGGCCCTGTAATACATTTAAGAACTTACATTTACCCGAACGATTGTTAATAAAGTATTCATTATTAATGTGAGTAGCAGTAATAGCTTCCTGAATAGTACTGATGCCGTGAAGACTGACACCAGTGCCGGGAATTACATTACCCTCTGAATCTTTTTCAACTGTCTTGGGATCCTTCATATTAAAGGTAGTTATTGATTGTGAAGGAATATCAAGGACCATACCATAGTCCATGTATGTATCCATCCAATTCAATACTGCCTTACGCTTAATCATAGCTTTAGGGCAATTAGGATCTTTCCAATCAGCTGGCCATTGACCTTTAAGGATTTGAAATCCACCAGAGTCACCTAACATAAATGTACCTTCTTCACGTTCTCTAATGATTGATTCACTAGGATCGTCTTTAGTAGTATCTAAGTTAGCGTGACCAGCACTGTACAATCCCCATTTATAATAATAGAGACCTTCTTTGCTGTTAAGAAAGTTTAGTTTCTCAACATCACCATTAAACTGTGCAGGGATTCGTGCTTGATCAAAGTACTGTTCCCCCTTACGTTGTTTACCCAAGCCAGAGATATAAAAACTACTGACTGCAGGTAAGAACAATGCCCAGTCTGGGTGTTGTTTTGCTGATAGATTATCTTGTTCCATTATTTCGCTTGTGCTGGGAGTAAGTAACGATAAACTGCTAAACCACTATCAACAGTAATCTCTGCCGCACCTGCATCAGAAATTCGAACAGTTTTGTCACCGGGAAGATCCATAATACTTAAGAACTGCTTAACGGGCCACATCCAAGACTTGGTCAATGAACCAGTAACACTAGGTTGAAAAACAAAGTTACCACTGTGTGTTGATGGGTCACCAAAATAAATCATTAAGTTTCCGTTTTCAGTTTTAGTAGTAAAGTTTGCTTCTTCACTATTAGCACTTGCTTGACGTTTTAACCGTTGAATGCCTGCAATGCTAGGCTCAAACTCAACATTCCAAGTAGCACCTTTAAACAATACATTCTTAACTTTTTCTTCAACAATAGCTTTACTCATCAAACGATAATCGTTAATGAAGTCACCTGCTTTTGTTTGAAAGTGAATGTATTCAGGTACATCGACCCCGTCTTTGTTAATACGTGTAACGTTGATTTTAGCGTGTTCATCATAGTCATCAAAGCCTAGAATTGTTTTTAGTTTACCTAAGTTAGGCATACCAAAAGTACCAATAAACTCTGCGCTAGGATTCTTAAGTGTACCACTAACGATAACGCTTTTATCTTCTGCAATTGCATTTACTTGTGTCTCTGTGTCAGTACCACTGACCTTAATTAAATCAATACAGCCTAAGCCGAATGTATGTTGAATTAAATCTTGTAAGTTATCTTTCATGTTTTTCCTTTGTTAAAACTATTTAGGTAGTTATGTTGTGTATTATAACGGAATATATTGCATTATGCAACATCAATTTAACCGAAACTGAATAAATCATCAAACGTTGATTTAACATCGATATTACTCTTAATGTCCCAATTAAGAACACCCAATAAGTTATCAATCTTTTCATCAACTAATGTAGATTCCATTGCCTCGTCATCGAACGGCAATTCCTTGAACCAATTAGGTAATCGTAATTCATCAACCGGGTAAGCAATACTGTTGAAGCCTAATGGATTAGGTTTAAGCTTACACACTACAACTTTCATACCATCAACGATAGATTGACTGTAGTTGTCACCATTCATTTTTCGTAGATAGTTCCAATTGATAGCGGCTCGTGCGTGACCTACACCACACTTACCTGTTTTTTCAAATATTTGTGTGTGTTTAGTTAAGTTGTTTACAGATTTAGGTGAACCTTTAGTCCAACTATCCTGTGCTACCATAACACGCTTGAACTCTTTTACACGTTCAATCACATCTTCACGATTTTTACCTCGTTGTAGAACCATTTCAAGTACGTCCATTAAGAACTCTTGTACATATTTAGGAGTATCAGCACGTTTCAAGTCAAGACCCATAGCTTTGATATCACCAAGCTTACCGTCTTTATCTTTACGTTTACCTTCTTTATCAAAGATGTTAATCGCATAACGTTTCTTTGTAATAAAGATACTACGATCACCAATTAACTCACGACCAGCTTTAATGATTTCCCCGTTCTTTCTAGGTGCGTGAAATGCACGTTCCATGAATGCAGGGAAACTGTTATTAGCCTCATCAGCAATACCATCATATAAGCCAATACAAAGTTCTTTATCCCACTTTACTTCACCTGATTCAATCTGTGGCTTTAGCGTAGAGTAAGCAGTAAAGTAACAACTGTCAGTATCACCATATACAATAGCATTGCCTTCGTGCGAATAGACACCTTCAACTGATTCATTAATTGTACTCATCATATGTTTAACGATTTGACGACCGGATAATGTAACAGATTGACCAACACGCTTATCATAAAAACGACAATGTTCGTTCAACAATGCACCATATGCTGAGTTAAGCAAAATTTTACGAACAAGCTGACGCTTATCATAGTAGTCAAACATATCAGTACCATATGCTTCTTTGGCTTGTTTCTGAATTGCTTTACGTTCTGTATACCAACGGGTGAGTAGACCAGGCACTACACCTTCTTTTTCATAAGTAAAGATTGTACCATTAGCTGATAACATCCAAGGCTTATGACTATCAAAGACCATTTTCCAAACTTCTGCGGCTGACATTTCTACACTACGACCATCTTCGTAATCTACTGTAAGCATAGTGCCACGTTCTTGATTCATAATAGCAGTATATTCTAGTGCACCAAATAGGTTCTCCCACAAAATAGCACCAGTAACATCGTCATCACCATCTTTATAGTATTTCTTTCCTTGAGCCAGGTTATGACCCTTGTCTTTCATATACTGTTCAGTTAGTGTTTGTCTGACCTGAGCAACGATAGTTTCTCCTGCCATGTTGAGGGCACGAATAACCGAGGGGTAGAGCGAGTTGATATCGACTGCACCGACATATTCGTGCATTCCTCTTTTCGGCGTAGCAACAAAGGCACCTGCTGCCTGCTGTGCGTCTTCTTCATTTTCAACCTTTCGTTTTTTATCTGGAACTACCAACCCACGTTCGTGAGCCTCATTAAAAATAGCCATCTCAATCATTGCAACCGAACCCATAACTGTTGGAAGCAGTACTGTGTTTTCATGTGCAAGTTGATTAGCTAATTCTAAAAACTTAAGTTTGTTGTGAATCTTCACTAACAACATAGTATCTTGCCTATTGTATTCAATGAACTTTTTGAAGTCTTTGTTATACAGTTGATCAAGAGTACCTTCATATTGTGTTTTGTTTTCACCTACTTCCATCTCACCGATACTGTCTAGTTTATAGCTATGGCGTGATTCATAGTTATACTTTTTGTATAGTTGTAGATAGTCTAAGTGAATACGACCTACTAAGTCATATGTTGTTTCGCTCTTACCGAATCGTTCGTATTCTCTAGCTTTAGGTAGTTGACCCATCAAGCAGAACTTGCGTGTGTCATCTTTACTCATCACTCTAGTAACACGATTGACCATATAGGGAATATCATAGCCCTCTGAGTTCCATCCAGTCAATACATCAGCATCTTCAATGAGTTGAAAGAAAACATCAAACATTTCCTTCTCATTTTTGAATAGCATTGTATTCTCAAACTCATTAGTGATTTCTTGGGCTGTTTCACTGCTCATATGTTTCGGAGCAATCACTAATGTAATACATTGGTCTAGCCAATCTAAGTAACAACTAATAGCTGTAACAGGATTGAATGGATCACTGGTAGGACTAAATCCCTTAACAGGATCAAAGTCTACCTCAATGTCAAAGAAGCAAGTATGAAGTTTGGGCGCATCTATACCAAGATAGTTTTCACTTAGGCAACGAAAGATTACCGGTACATCACTTTCAAATAGTTTTTTATTTGAATGTATACGTCTTTCTTTTTCAAACTCTTGTCGTTTGCGAGTACTGAAACGACTAACTGGATCACCATAGATGCTACGATGTTTACCCTTAGGATCGGGATAATACAATACATAGTTAGTAGGGTATTCTTTATATAGACGTTTGCCCTCAGGCGAACGTTCTACCACGTAGATACGATCCTCATCCCTACTGTGAATAGCATCAACGTAACTCAAAGTGTTTTGCCTACAGTTTCCAAGATAGTGTTGAGTTCATCGTGGTCTTTGTTAGTCTGACCGAGACTTGCTTTGTGGGCAATTTTAATTGCTTTCTTTAGTGTAGAGGCTTTGATTTCAAGTTCTTCTGCTACAGCTTTAATCGTATCGCTCAATCCACCATTCAATGTATCAATTTCATGTAGGACGTGCATACCCTCATTGACTAGTTGTGTTAGTTTAATCTTTGCTTCACCATTAAACGTTCTGTTATAATCCGACATAGTTTCTCCTTAAATAATTAGTTAGTATACTTCTTTTGTGTAGAGAAGTCAAGTATTTTGCTTACCTTCTACAATCTTCTTGACCAAAGTATGCAATCCTGGGTTTACTCGTAATGCGTGTGGCATCAAGTCATTACGAATGTAATTACGGGTATAGCGTGAGTTTTTGTTTGATTCATCTTCAATCCAAGGTACATTATGGCTTTCGCACCAATAGATAAACTCTTGTTTGCGTGTAGTTAAGAATGGTCTGATTACATTATTGCGTGTTAATGGGATAACTTTGGGTGTGCCGTGTAATGCTGACCAAATATATGTTTCTACACAATCATCTAAGTGATGACAAGTAATAACTGGGCCAAGCTCACTTAAAAATTCATAGCGTTCTCTACGCCAGTATTCTTCTTGACTTTCTTTGCTACCTTTTTGACTGCGAGGTGATCCGTACAACATAGGAATATTATTATCACCACAATACCTAGAAACAAACTCACTGGCTTTTTCACCGTTTTGTGTTCTATGATTAAAATGGGCAATAGTAATATCGTGTTTACGACTTAAAAAGTCAACAACTGCCATACTATCTACGCCACCGCTACAAGCGATTGTGATACTTTTGGGTAATGGAACTGTTAGCTTAATCATTTATACATTATAGCATATAATGATTTAATTAGCAATGATTATGGTAAATTGTTGTTTAACCGTAGGCTGCGGCTGCTAAATTACTTCTAACAGTACCAACACCTGTTGTATCAGTTGCCACCACACCTGTGTTTGATACTAGGTTGGTCACTGATGTTATTGTACCAGTAGATCCATAACCAAATATAGCTGTACCAATTCCATAACCAGAGGCTGATAGTCCATATCTAGCAGTACCAACGCCTGTTGTATCCGTAGCAACTACACCAGTGTTTGATACTAGGTTGGTTACTGCTGTAGTTGGCCCGGTACCATATCCAAATATAGCTTTATCAGTACCATATCCAGCAGCCGCTAATCCATATCTAGCAGTACCAACACCTGTCGTATCAGTGGCAACTACACCTGTATTTGATACTAGATTAGTTATTGATGTGGTACCGGTACTATATCCGTATCCAAATATAGCTTTGTCAGTACCATAACCTGCGGCCGCTAGACTTTCTCTAGCAGTACCCACACCTGTGGTATTATTTGCAACAACACCAGTATTTGATACTAGATTAGTAATTGATACATTAGTAGTAGTATACCCATATCCAAATATAGCTTTATCTGTACCATAACCTGCGGCTGCAGGGTTCTCTCTTGCGGTACCAACTCCAGTTGTATCACTAGCAACAACACCTGTATTTGATACTAGGTTGGTTATTGCTGTATTAGATGCACCAGTATACCCATATCCAAATATAGCTTTATCTGTGCCATAACCTGCGGCAGCAAGGCCTCGTCTAGTGGTGCCAACACCGGTTGTATCACTAGCAACAACACCTGTATTTGATACTAGGTTGGTCATTGACACTATGCCCCCGGCGCTTGCATCTCCATATCCAAATATAGCCTTATTACCACCTGGTGGAGGACTAAGCGTCCAGCCTCCGCCTGATATTGTTACACCGCCACCACTAAATGTTACCGACATTCTTTATTCCCTTTATTGTATTTATCAAAAGAGGAAATGTAGTTACTTTGCTTTTTTCTTAACAGATTTCTTTGGAGGAAGTATTTCTTGTTTTATTTCCGGTAAATTTGTAGTTTGTTGATTAGTTATTTCTAACATAATATCTTTCTGTTCTAGTAATACTGTGTTTTGTGGAACAAGACCAATTTGCATTAATGATTGTAATGTTTGCGGATTACTCATAGCATTCAATAGTTTAGCTGGACTGGGTCTTCCCATAGCAATGATTTCGGATTGTATTTCACGACCAATTGTTACTGTAAATTCGTAATTAGCATTAGCTTCAAACATTTCATCATCACTATATGGTGTACCATCTTCGTGTTTTAATCTTGACGGTTCTACTTCCATATAGAGTTCGTTCATTAGTTTTTCTAATATCTTAATCTCTTTACGATTAAGTTCAAAAGCGTGTTTTTGGTCATCTAAGTGTGATTCCAACTCAATGATTTCTGCTTGTAGATTAAGCATAATATGTGGTAGTGCTGGAACTGTTTTTAGATGTTTAAGTTCTTCAAGTTTAGCTTGATATTTTAGTTCAGCTACTTCTTCTAGTACTGCCGCACGTTTGCGTCCCACCAAGAAGCCTTGAAGTGTTTTGATTTTTTCCCAGGGTGTTGAACCGATAACTTGATAACGGTAGTTGAATTCTGAATTTAGATTTGATGCCATTTTTTCTCTCTATAAGTTGTTTATAGAGATATTTAATAGCTATTTTGTGTGAGTAAATTTTTTAATTTATTCTCTTGGATAATCTGGGAATGGTACCCAATTTGTTGTAGCTTCATCCCATAAGTATGGATAACCATCACTTGGAATACTAACTGGAGCAACATATGTTACTAGTTCTTCATCCCATGTCCATGATGCTGGATGTGTTGCATTAAATGCATTTTCTCTTGCTTCTGCAATTTCTTCTGCTGTTGGAGCTGGCATGTTTTCTAAGTCTATCATTTTATTTTCCCTTTATAGTAAATGTATTTATGTTAATTATAATGTTAACCATAGGCTGCTGCCGCAATGCCTCGTCTAGCAGTACCAACACCTGTGGTGTCAGTTGCAACTACACCTGTGTTTGATACTAGATTGGTCATTGATAGAGATATAAGGTTTTCTCCACCATCTACATAAAGACCGTATCCAAAAATAGCTTTATCTGTTCCATAACCTGCGGCCGCCAATGAATATCTAGCAGTACCAACACCTGTAGTATCAGTAGCAACAACACCTGTATTAGATACAAGATTAGTCATTGATACACTAGTAGAACCACCATCAGTAGTACCATATCCAAATATAGCTTTATCAGTACCATAACTTGCGGCTGCTAATCCTTGCCTAGTAGAACCCACACCAGTTGTATCTGTAGCAACTACACCGGTGTTTGATACTAGATTTGTCATTGATTGATTAACCGCCCCAGTAGTTCCATATCCAAATATAGCTTTATCAGTACCATAACCTGCGGCCGCCAATGAATATCTAGCTGTACCCACTCCTGTAGTATTAGTAGCTACTACCCCTGAATTTGATACTAGGTTGGTTACTGATGTGAAAGTAGGAGAAGCGGAGTATCCGTATCCAAATATAGCTTTATCTGTTCCATAACCTGCGGCCGCTAACGCATTTCTTGCAGTACCAACACCGGTTGTATCAGTAGCTACTACTCCGGTGTTTGATACTAAGTTGGTTATTGCCGTACGACCTGAACTGCTGTACCCATATCCAAAGATAGATTTATCAGTTCCGTAACCCGCGGCTGCTACATCTTGTCTAGCAGTGCCCACACCAGTTGTATCAGTTGCTACTACACCTGTGTTTGATACTAGATTGGTCATTGCTAATAGAGAAATACCATCAGTCCCATATCCAAATATAGCTTTATTACCAGCCGGTGGTGCAACTATAGTCCAACCACCACCATTTAATGTTATTCCACCTGATATTGTTATTGACATTTATAAAACCTTTATTGTATATTTACCCGTAACTTGCGGCTGCTAAACCATTTCTAGCAGTACCGACACCTGTAGTATCAGTAGCAACTACTCCAGTGTTCGATACTAGGTTGGTCATTGATACGTCAACTGTGCTAAATCCATATCCAAATATAGCTTTATCTGTGCCATAACCTGCGGCTGCTAATAAGTATCTAGCAGTACCAACTCCCGTAGTATCAGTAGCAACAACCCCTGTATTTGATACTAAGTTAGTTACTGCTGTTATGGCACCGGTAGTTCCGTATCCAAATATAGCTTTATCTGTTCCATAGCCAGCGGCTGCTAGATACGATCTAGCAGTACCTACTCCTGTGGTATCTGTGGCTACTACACCTGTGTTTGATACTAGATTGGTCATTGATTGATTGCCACCACCATCACCATATCCAAATATAGCTTTATCTGTTCCATATCCTGCGGCAGCTGGATTATATCTAGCAGTACCAACACCCGCTGTATCAGTAGCAACTACACCCGTGTTTGATACTAGATTGGTTATTGATAGTCTGCTAGCAGAGCCTCCATATCCAAATATAGCCTTGTCGCTTCCATAACCTGCGGCTGCCAATCCATATCTAGCAGTACCCACACCTGTAACATCATTACCAACAACACCGGTGTTTGATACTAGGTTAGTTATATTTGTAGTACTAAATCCATATCCAAATATAGCTTTGTCAGTACCATAACCCGCGGCAGCTAGTTGTTGTCTAGCAGTACCTACACCTGTAACATCAGTTCCAACCACACCTGTATTTGATACTAGATTGGTTATTGCAGTATACCCAGTACCGTAGCCATATCCAAATATAGCCTTTACCCCTGCCGGTGGTGCAACTATATCTAATCCACCACTAAATGATATTCCACCTGTTATTGTTATTGACATATGTTATTCTTTATTGAAAAATTTCAGGATGTGCTTTTCCAAATATCTTAATATATTTGCCAGCCATCACATCTGCTTCTGCTTCTATTGGACTACCAGGATAACTATCGCCCGGCTTAATCATATTTAATTCACCCTGACGTACATGAGTTAATTCATGAAACACAGTACGTAATATATCTACTAAGTTTCTATTAGCACAATAAACCCACACTTCACCCGTCTCTGGATTATGTCTTCCAGTATGATGACCTTCTTGTGCTTCTTCACTATCATAACTAAACTCTATCTTTGGTGTAGTTTCTAAATTTAACTTCTTACTTGTCCAAGCAAGAAATTTCTGTACAATAGGATTACTATTCAAATCTTCTTGACCACTCTCATCTAGTTTATCTTTAATCCAACTGTCTGGAGTCTTGTGATATTTTCTAACAAATAAATCATGTAATGCATTACCAGTTATGCGATGTTTCTTTGCTATATTTTTCATTAGTTTATCAATGGTATTATAGTCGTGCTTCTCTAAGCTAGGAAGTTTCTTAGCTAGGTCAGTTGCGGCTGATTCGTATAGTTCTATTGCTCTCATATTAGTATTTATGCTCACTTATAAG